CTAAATCAGAGATCAAGGTTTGGAGACAGAAAAAGGATACGGCTATTGCTGCATACTATAATTCGATTGGCGTAAGAATTGCCGCAAGTTTTGCCATTGCAGAGGCTCGCAAATTTAAGACCAGCCCAGTATTCTTTGTGCACACGATTGACTGGCGGGGTCGTATCTACCCAGCCCCAACTGCATTAAACCCACAGGGTACAGATCTGCAGAAAGCCCTTATCAGGTATAATGAGCGCATTGCGCTTGGACCTAATGGGCTTCGACAGCTAAAGATTTGGGCGGCTGGATGCGCTGGTATTGACAAGGTGTCGCTTAATGATCGTGTTAAATGGTGGGATGACAATTGGGGTAATGATCCTGATACTGACAACAATATGCGTTGGGTTGAGTACGATGATCCCTTCCTATTCGTACAGGCAGCGCGTGAGATCAGGAATGCAATAGCAAGTAAAGATCCGCCTAGTTTTATGTCTGATCTATCCGTATGTAAAGATGGGTCGCAAAATGGTCTGCAACACCTTTCTGCTATGGGCTTGGATGAAATTGGTGGATCGGCTGTTAATCTGCTTAATGGTGCAATTCCACTAGACTTGTATGCAAGTGTAGCAGATTTGGTCCTAACCTCAGTGATAGGAGACAGCGAGGCGAGCGTAGCTAGTGGTAAGGTCGTGGATGATTTTGATCAACCACTCCCGCCACTTGTTTGGGAAGAAGAGCTACAGCAACGCAAAAAGAGACGCTCCATTGTTAAGCGATCCGTACTAGCGTATCCCTATGGAGTAACCAAGTCTGGTATGAGTAACGGCCTGCTAGAGGATGGCTTTACTGATGAGTTACAGGGATCTAAGCATAAGAATGCTTGGTATCTGGCAGGCAAGATTGACGAGGCTGTGCGTGATGTGGTAGTGTCAGCGGCCAAGATTATGGATTGGTTTAGAAGTATAGCCAACATCCTGGCTGACAAAGAACTTCCAGTAGAGTGGATAGCCCCGTCTGGATTTCCATGTTGCATGCGTTATCTTGTACAGGAAGAGAAGCGTATTAGTGTCAATAATGTAAAGTTGTCGATCAGAAGCGATACAAAGAAAATCAGCCCATCCTCTCAGGTCAGAGGAATAGTCGCCAATATCGTACACTCATACGATGCAAGCCATTTGGTAGCGACATGCCATAGGATGGTTGAGCAGCAATATACTTCTTTTCACTTCATTCATGATTCGTATGGTTCTCATGCGGGTCATCTTGATTTTCTAGAGTTAGCTCTTAGAGAGGAGTTTGTTAAGATTTACAAGAACGATGTGCTTGGTGCCTTTTATGCTAATATAAAGAATATTGTTGATATTCCTGAGCCACCAACTAAGGGTGCTTTAGACATCGAAAAGGTGTTAGAATCGTCGTTCTTCTTCTCCTGATATACTGGACACTAGTGTGAGGAACCACATATGCGTATAGCATTAGTAGACTCTGATATCGTTGCCTACAGGGCAGCAATTCTAACCGAGGCTGATGACTCTCCTACCCAGGCGGTAGAGTTGTCAGACCGTATCCATGACACATGGCTAGATGCAGCAGAGGCAGACATCCTGATACCCTGCATCACCCGTGGCAGTAACTTTAGGAACATCCTATGGCCTGCCTACAAATCAAATAGGAAAGACAAAGTGCGCCCTCGGCACCTGTCCCCTGTGTATGAACACATCATGAAACATCCAAATCTCAAGTACCACAGTGGATGGGAAGCCGACGATGTTCTCGGTTTTATGCATACAATGCCGCTTGGGATGGATTTGATCATTGTGTCGATTGACAAGGATTTGGATCAGATTCCTGGATGGCACTGTAATCCTGATAAGGAGGTCCGATATGAGGTCAGCATTGATGATGCAGATCTTTATAAATGGATGCAAGTCTTGTCGGGAGACTCTACAGATGGCTATGCTGGGATTGCTGGTATTGGCCAAGGCAAGGCAGGAAAGATCCTAGCTGATGTTTCGTTTGGAGATCGACAATCCGTTGTCGAAAGCGTGTATACTGGCAAAGAACTAGACCCAACCTATTACAGCGCAATGTTGAAGTGCGCCGAGATAGTACAATACAACAAGGACATCGAATGCGAGTTGTTATTGCAGGATTCGAGCGTGGATTCCACTCTCGTAACATTCCTGCGGTCGCTGCGGCGGTGAACTTTCTTCGACAAGGAGGACTAGATTGTGTCAGTCCGATTGAACAAGATGATCTCTTTATGTGGGATGACGGTCCTGATGACATTCGGCCTACTTCTGCATTTAGGAAACTAGCGTCGTTTAAAGATATTGAGGCCCTCTTGGACCCTAATACAACTTTAGTCACATTCTCAGGCTGGGAGACCTTTCCTGAAGCAATTGCTCTTAGGACTGTCGCCCAAGCATGGGGTATCCCAATTCGAGATATGCCTGATGTGGCTTTTACAAAAGGACAGATTGATGAATGTTCTGGTTATCGGTGACACCCACTGTCCTGCCATGCATCCTAATTATCTAGAATTTCTTAAAGACATCCGTAGTAAATTCAAGTGCACTAAGATTGTTCATATCGGTGATGTTATCGACCATCACTGTGTGTCGTTTCATGACAAGCACCCCGACAGCACAGGTGCTGTAGATGAATACGATAAGTGCTGTGACCAGACTTACGAACTGTACAGGGCATTCCCTAATACAACCGTATGCATTGGCAACCACGATGCACGAGTTAACCGTCTAGCCGCAAAGCAGGGCATTCCTGACTTGTATCTAAAGGCCTACAATGATCTGTATCTAACTAAGAAATGGAAGTGGGTTCACAATGTTACCATAGATGATGTCTACTATTATCATGGTGAGGGCGTCGGTGGAATGCATCCTGCATTCTCCGCTGCCAAGATGCGTATGCAAAACACCGTGGTTGGGCACTATCATTCATCGTGCGGTGTTTGGTATCAAGCAGGTCCAAATGGAATCATATGGGGTATGAATGTTGGATGTGGTGTAGACCGCCACCATTTCTCTATGCAATATGGTGCGGCGTTCCTTAAGAAACCAATCATTGCATGTGGCGTAGTCCAAGATGGATGCCCACATGTGGAGGTAATGAACCTTTGAATCGATCTAATAAAGAGTGGGACATCACAATTCTTGCTATCACTAAGTCGGTCATCGAAAGCGGAGCACCTAAGGAAGAGTGGGAAGAGCGCACCCGTCTTGGTCTGCGCATTTGGATGGGACTCGTAACCGCAGCTACAAAGGAGGCCAATTGAAGAATAAGCACACTAATGATCTCGTTAAGATTTGTGGTAATGTAGAGACTATGGTCATGAATCTTGAAGACATGTCCATGAAGGACATTGATCAGCGTCTTTCAATTATCTATACTGCCCTTACCTCCGTTGTTGGAAAGATCCAAATGGAGAACGATAATGTAAGCGGGGCCCTTGAATGACTATTAATGAAGTACGTCAGATGCTTAGTATATGGCAGATTCGTCTTGGTCTATGGGTTTGGAAGATCAAGGTTAAGTGGGGAAGCCACGAGAATCAACACGGAGATGTAACATTTGATGTCCTACATCGTACCGCTGTTATCACTGTAAATAAGCCTGAACGACTTCCACCCGAAGTGACTGTCCAATATGTTATTGTGCACGAACTTCTGCATCTTATTCTAGTTGAACTAGAACTAGTCGAAAAAGCTAAAGAAGACCAAAAAGACATGACGCTAGAGCGTGTCGTCAATCAACTCACAAACTCACTACTGGAGCGCAATAAGTAATGAATATCAAGCCTACTAACGGTAAGCCATCTATCTTCTGGTCCCCAACCCTCAAGTCACCTCTTGGCTCTGCGCTTTTCGCTAAGTTGGAGGAGCCCGATGTGTTCAAGGGTGGTGATCCAACTTGGAAGATTACTCTGATCCTTGATCCAACTCTTCCATCTACTAAGGCTTTCTACGATCAGGCCGCAGCCTTTGCAGCGGAGTTCTCTAAGTCATGCGGTAAGACTGTTGAGTACTCATCTATCTTCCGAGCAGACAAGAATAGCGGTAGTCCCACGATTACTTTCAAGTCCAAGGCTAAGCAGGGAGACGACGGTAAGTTTGTTAAGATCCCCGTTGTCGATGGCAATAAGAACCCAACCAATGAACCATGGAATGGTGATCAATGCGTAGTGGCATTCAAGTTTGGTGGGTGGTCCTCGCCCTTTGGCGTGGGCATCAAGGCCTACCTGAGCGCGGTGCAAGTGGTCGCAAAGCGTCCAAAGGGAGTTTCGTCTGCTAATGCAGCCGATGTCTTTGACACCGCTGTTCCTCTCGAGGAGTTGCCATTCTGATGGAAACTTACGTATACGATATCAACCCTGTGCCAGCATCTCGGCCTAGGGTATCAAAGTACGGTACGTACTATCTTGCTACGTATCGAGAATTCAAGAACAAGATGTTGGAACTCACCGCAATTAATCGGCACCCGATCCCGTGGTCGGGGCCGCTTAGTGTAGAGGTGGTGTGTAATGTAAAGAAGCCTAAGACAACCGAGCGCACTTCCCCAAATGGGGATGTCGACAACTTTGCCAAGGCTGTGCTTGATTCCCTTAATGGAATCCTGTGGGATGACGACGATCAGATAATTGAGTTGAAAGCCAGTAAGCACTTTACAATCGATAACCCGAACATCATCGTTCGAGTAGGATCTTATGTCGAGCAAACTAGTGGAACGGGAAAGGTGCGGAAACTGTGCGTCAAGAGGACGCGACCTAAGCAGCGATAATCTAGCTGTGTACGACGATGGCCATAAGTTCTGCCATTCGTGTGGTCATTACGAGCATGGTACAACCATTAAGGAGTCTGTGAAATATATGAGCAATGTTGCCCTTCTCACGGGAGGAGATTTTAAAGATCTTACTCATCGTAAACTATCCAAAGATACATGCCGATTTTATGGCTACGAAACCGTAGGCGATGCTGAAGTTGCTAACTACTGGCGCAGCGGATCTATTGTCGGACAAAAGATTCGACGATCAGGTAAGAAGTTCTCTTGCATTGGTGACATGAGTCACCCCCCATTGTTTGGACAGCATCTGTTTAAGTTAGGTGGTAAGCGTCTAGTTATTACAGAGGGAGAGATTGACTGCCTGACAATTGCTCAGGCGCAGGAATGCAAATGGCCTGTAGTCAGTCTACCAACTGGAGCAAGTGGCGCAGAGGCCGCTATCCGAAACAACTATGAGTTTGTGTCGTCATACTCAGAGATTATTCTCTGCTTTGACAACGACGATCCAGGACGCGAAGCAGCCCGCAAGGTTGCTGAGTGCTTGCCTCCTGGCAAGGCTAAGATCGTTACGCTTGGCCGCAAAGATGCTAATGAGATGTGGATGGCTGGAGAAGCTAAGGCTCTGATTACCGCACTGTGGGAAGCACAGGCTTATCGACCTGATGGCATTCTCCACGTCAAGGACATTGCCAAGACAGATCACACTACCACAGAAGTATGGGAGTTCCCATGGCCTGTTCTCACCGACTTCCTGATTGGACAGCGCGGTGGGGAGATTACCATGTGGACATCGGGAGCGGGATCTGGCAAGTCAACAATCATTCGTGAGTTGGCTATGCATCATCTATTCAACTGCCGTGCTGTTGGAATGATTATGCTTGAAGAGTCTCCATCTGAGACTGTAGATGACATCGTTGCCCTGCTGCTTAACAAACCAGTTCGGCGTACTATGGCATTTAATGCATTGAATAGTCTTCGTGAATCAACTGGAAAGCCAGTAATTGAGGCTGATTTTGACGCATCACTAACCGATGACGAGTACACACATGCACGAAAAACAATTGACGCCCTCCCACTGTACATCTACGACCACATGGGAAGCTCAGGATACGACAACCTCCTCGCAAGAATTGAGTACATGGCGGTCGGGCTGGGCTGCAAGGTGGTCATCCTCGACCACATCACAGCAGCTGTTGCTGGACTTCTCGCAGACGGGGACGAAGGCGGATCAGAGCGACTCGTAATTGACGATATGATGAAAAAGCTACGCTCTATTGTAGAGCGTACTGGTGTGCATATCGATGTTATCAGCCAACTGCGCAAGACCACTGGCAAGGGGTATGAAGAGGGTGCGCGCATCACTCAGCAAGATCTGCGGGGCTCTGGAAGTCTAGCGTCTGTTCCCAATACTATTATCGCACTGGAGCGAGACCGCCAAGATCCAGACCAGTATGCCGCCAACACCACTATTGTGCGTGTTCTGAAGAATCGCTTCACTGGGCAATCAGGCATCTCAACTGCACTGCATTACGATTATCAGAGCGGACGTCTCCGCGAGGTCTCGTTTGCCATCAATGACGATGGCGAGATCATCTTCGATCCAAGCGCGGCACCTAAGTCAATCGACGCTGCCGCCGTCTTTAATATGGAATCTCTTTCATGAGTGATATGATTAAAATCCCTTCTCAGTTTCCTTCCTATAGTTCGTCTAATCAAAAGGTTCTTTTGATGCATGTAGACATTCTTAAGCATGCCGTTACGCAATTGCAGGAAATGGTAGTCGAGCAGGCGGCTAAGACGACCCAACCACCAGTTGTTACAAAGCCAGTTCGTCCAGTTGCTGGAAACACTAGCGTCTAAAGTACACACTTACAAAGGAGTAAGAGCTACCCATGAAAACAGCTATCTTTGATCTCGAATCTGACGGTTTTATTAAGGATATGAAAAATATCTGGACAGTCGTAGTAAAGGATATGTCCACTGGTGAGACAACAATCCATCACGATGCCCACCTGGCAATTGACCATCTTGATCAGTTTGATATGATCGTTGGTCATAATTGCATTATGTTTGATATTCCTGCCTTGCATAAGATTACTGGACGCAGGCCTAAGGCTCGCGTCTACGATACTTGTGTTATATCTAGGCTTCTATGGCCTGACCGCCTTGCTCACCCTGCGGGTGGATCTGCCCTTAAGAATTGGGGTAAGTTTCTAAATATGCCCAAGGGAGAGTTTTCTGACTTCAGTAAGTGGTCGCAATATATGGATACCTACTGTGTGCAGGATGTTAATATCACCGCCGCTGTATTAGAGTATCTTAATAAGTTTGCTGGTGCTTGTCCTATTGCCGTCCAGTTGGAGCACGACACATGCAGGATCATTACCAAGCAAATCTCAAACGGGTTTGGGTTTGACACTATGAATGCTCAGTGTCTTCTTGCTGAGTTGGTAATGGCCCAGGGAGACCTCACAGCTAAGTTGCAGGAGATGTTTCCTCCCAAGTTGATTCCAATGCGCACCAAAGTTAAGGAGATTCCATTCAATCCTGGCTCTCGGGACATGATTGCATCTAATCTTATTAAGAAGTATAAGTGGAAGCCGACCGAGTTTACCGAGACTGGTAAACCTAAGATCGACGAAACTATTCTGTCTGAACTAAGTAAGAAGTGGGACGAGTGTATTATGCTAAACAATTACCTTCTCATTGAGAAGCGTATTGGTCAGCTTAATCAATGGCTAGAGTACGACCAACACGGTTGCATTCATGGCGGTGTAAACACGGGCGGTACCATCAGTGGTCGCATGAGCCACTCTGAGCCTAACATGGCCCAGGTGCCTCGCTGTGTATCACCTTATGGTCACGAGTGTCGTTCTCTGTTTGGTCCCACACAACAAGGCTGGGTGCAGGTTGGCGCAGATGCCTCGGGTCTTGAACTCCGAATGCTTGCCCACTATCTAGCTGAGTACGACAATGGTGATTACGCTAAGATTGTTTGTGATGGTGATATCCATAGCCATAACCAGAAGATGGCAGGATTGACAACTAGGGATCAAGCTAAGACATTCATCTACGGTCTGTTGTATGGTGCAGGCAATGAGAAGATTGGTAAGATTGTTGAAGGAACTAGTGCCGATGGTGGTCGCCTCAAAGACTCGTTTAAGAAACAAGTACCAGCCTATCAAAAGCTGTTGGACCAACTCGAGTTTGTTGTCGCCAAGCGCGGCTTCCTTAGGGGGCTAGATGGTCGACCTCTTCCAGTGCGCTCTGCTCATGCAGCCCTTAACCTGTTGCTTCAATCAGCAGGAGCGGTTGTAATGAAGAAAGCAGTGTGTATTCTAGACAGCAATCTTCATCTCAAGTATCCTGGACGATATGCATTCATGGCTAATATCCACGACGAGTGGCAGATTGAATGCGAGCGTTCTATTGCAGATGATGTTGGTACTATGGCCTGTAGTTCCATTACCGATGCTGGCATTGGGTTCTCTATGCGGTGCCCACTCAAGGGCGAGTACAAGATCGGAAACAACTGGGCGGAGACTCACTGATGGTAGAATATATAATGCACATGGGTTCAGATGATACGGTGTGCGATGCGGCTCGCGTTTCAATGGATAAGACAGCTGATATGTTTGACGTTAAGCAAAACGCGAAACTAATCACCTATCTTGCCAAGCACAACCACTGGAGCCCATTCTCGCATGTTACCGTTCAGATGCGTTTTAACGCTCCTATCTTTATTGCACGTCAGTTGCAAAAGCATCAGGTCGGGTTTGCATGGAACGAAGTCTCTCGACGCTATGTATCCACGGAACCAAAGATGTGGTTCCCAAAGGAATTCAGGACCAAAGCCGATAACGTAAAGCAAGGATCTACTAATACAGTTCACCCACACAGTCATCTTTACCTATTGGACATGCATGCAATATGCGACAAAGCACTTATCCTTTATCAGGACATGATTGAAAACGGAGTCTGTGCAGAACAAGCTCGTGCTGTTCTTCCTCAATCAATGATGACAGAGTGGATTTGGACTGGAAGCCTATATGCATGGTCGAGAATGCACAATTTGCGTATTGACCCTCATGCACAATCTGAGGTTCAAGACTACGCTGTTGATGTAGGTCGTGTTTGTTCTAATCTCTTTCCTATCTCTTGGTCAGCACTTACGGAGGCCCATTGATCATTATTGCATTTGCAGGACTTGCTCGCGGAGGTAAGACTACAGCCGCCAATGCTGTTCATCGTTTCTGTACAGAACACGACATGGACCCCATAATCTGTTCTTTTGCCGCTCCTATGAAAAAGGCAGCAGAACGACTAGGAATTGATAAAGAAAAAAACCCCACTCTCTATCGAACAACTCTCCAACGATGGGGTGAAACTCGTCGTGACCCTAAGTTTAGGCCAGGAAGAAGCGGTCCAGACTATTGGGTTAATCGGATTATTCAAGATCTTTTTAAGATGCAAAAAGATGAAAGAGCGCACCACGCCCTTTTAGATGGGCTAGGACTTCTTGAACATTTTAAAGAAAAGGTCGTCATCTTTGACGACATGCGCTATTTGAACGAACTTAACATTATTAAACTAATTGGTGGCACAACCATATTTGTTGATGGTGCTAAACGTCTTACTGACGTTACCGCTTCGTGGCGACTGCACGAAAGCGAGGCTCTGGCCATGCAATATACGTTTGGAGACATGGAAGATTGCTTTGACTATTACATTACTAACAACGCACCAGAAGTAGTCTTCAATGCATTCGTGCGGGACATTACACCACTCTGGCTAGACATGGAGATTATGACATGATTTTTGATAGAATTCAACAAAGTGCAATTGTACAACTTATCAAGAAATACGCATTTCCTCCCGATCAAAGCGTAACCACCGCAAAACTTGGTTATAATATGCGGGAGGCTATCCTTGATAGGACAGTATATAGGGTTCTGTATACAGATGGTACTAGTGCAGGTACATGGCATTTTGCAACTGGAGCGGCTGGTGGTTTTACTGAGGGTAGTTATCAGCTTTTACCCGATATGATTGCGCTAGTTACAGATGTTGACACAACTAGAGGAGTCGCACATTTGCGTGCTGCCCCAGGTTGGAATACTGGTTCTGGAGGCACTAATTTAATTCTTGTACGTGATGGTCCTAAGATATTCCGCGCTAATGTCAAATATGATGGCACAGCAAATGCTGGAACTTGGGCATTTGTTGGTTTTAATTATCAACACACAGTTACAAATCAACATATGGTTGGCTTTACATGCAATGGCACCAGTAATTGGTTTGCTACTATAATTGAAGAATTTGTAGTAATTAGCAGTATCGATACTGGTGTTCCAGCGTCTGACTGGGCTGATTTGCAGATTCGTATTACAGAAATTGGAGCCTACTTTGAACTAATTGTTACAGATGCATGGGGAAATACCTCAGTAGATGCCCTCCTATACACCCACATATGGACTAATACATCACTGGATAGTCCTCTATTAACAAATGTAGGTGCTTGTATTAGAAAGCGCGCGGCGGGTAATGTCCAACAACTGTATATTAAACAGATGTTTCTGCAAGATAATAGAGCAGATGGAACATACTCCAAACTTGGTCACACGCATTTCTTGGATGAAATTACTGATTTTAAAGAAACAAAGATTCTTGTAGAAACAGATTGTAACGCTGCAGGTGAGCTTTCAACGTATAGTCTAAATGGCGGATCTAACGTCTTTACCACCACTGGTCTTACTCATTGTAATGGCCATTGGGGTATTCTTAGGTGCGGAACAGCAGTCGTTGCTAACGCAATTGCTGGTATTGGAGCGGGAACTATTACGGATAGTATTATCTTTGGCACATATAAACATGAAACAACCGCAATTGTTTATATTCCTATTCTAAGTGATGCTACCAATCGATTTTATGTTGAACACGGTTTTAGTGACAATCGTGGTGGAACTCCAACAGATGCCGTAATGTTCTCTTATACTGATACTCAAATGGGAGGCAATTGGGGGTGTTTGGCTTACAATAACAGTGGCCTAATTTCCAAAGATAGTGGAGTACCAGTTGTGGCTTCAACTTGGTACAAACTTCGCGTACTGGTCAATGTAGATGGAACAGCTGAATTCTATATTAACAATAATAAAGTAGCCACTGTTGCCGACTTTCCAGTTGGATCTGTTGGTACTGGATCAGCACGGGCTACAGCTAACGGCTGTACCATCCGAAAGACCGTAGGAATTAACGCCAGGAACCTAGATATCGACTACTATAATCTACAGATTAACACCACCCGTTGACCCCCCCCCCTAATTAGTGGACACTAGTGTGAGGAAAGCCAATGTATACCAATGTATAGCCCCAATAGACTAGACTTTCTAGACCTTAAGGGATGGTACTCATGGACTCCCTTCATCCTAACGGGGTTTAGGCCCGTCCATGTAGGTCTCAAACTAGGTGATCTATACCTAGTCAGCTCTCGAGACGAGCCGTCGTATTGGACGACATGGGATCTAGCCGAACCAGTTATCACCCCGTTTGTCGAGCATTCGTTCGATCTAGGGGAACGACAGTTTGACCCAGTATTGGTCACCATGTCGGGTGAGGGCCATATGGTCTCAAATGCACGTAGATTGTTCTTTACCGAATTCGCCCATTATGGTGCGGACAGAGGTTTGTGGAAGTGGCGACCTCAGCGTACATCGTGCGTTGGGGTCGCCACAACCGTCATGAAGGCCATGGGTATACACACCACCATGACCACATCTCAATGCCTATTCCACCAATTAAAGGAAATGAGCGGATTAGACATCCGACAGATCAAATGAAACAGCCCCCTAATTTCTCTCGAGAACAACTTGCATGGATGGAGTCTACCTTTGTCCCTGTAAAGGATACCCGAGGTATTGATCTTCGTGAGATTGATTTCCGATCTGGTCAATATTCGGTTGTCGTATCCATCAAGTCTATTGTAGAAAGGCAGTCTGGCAATGCCGTCACCTAAAATCCCAAAGGGAAAAAGCGATGCACAGATCTCCCTAGAGGCCTCTCTTGAAAAAGAGCGGGTTAAGTTCGAAGACCAGAAGCGACGATTTCTCGAGCACGTCGGTGCTTACGAGACTATTGCCACTAATTCAGTTCAGGGGGCTCGGCACTCATTCGAATATGCCGATCAACTTCCTGGATCTAATCCCAATGGTTCAGGTCTCTATATCCCGTCCAAATTCAATCCTACCTTTGATCCCAGCAAATACGTCAATCAAGACCTATCAGGTTTTGCCGCCCCCAACCTTGGTTTAGGTGATCCGACATTTAGGGTCACTACGCCATTCCAGTCGTCAAACAGTATGATTGGCAATACGTGGGGATCGCAAATGCCGTGGCAAAAGGGTTGGTCCAGTAATGTGAGCCAACTTAGCCGAGGAGCTGGATCAGCAATTTGGAAGGCTCCTCGTAGTATTCTTCGTCGTATCTTCTAAAAGGAACAGTCATGAAGGGTGAAATTCAAGAGGAATTTGAACGACTTGACGGTCGTCGAGTCAACAAACATAATCGATCAGTTGACTGTTCCCGATTGACTGTGCCTGGCTTGTACCCAGCAAACGGTTTCTCGGAGACTATGGAACTTCCAGATGTCTTCAGCAGTCTTCCAGCGCGTGGCGTAATGGCCCTTGCCAGTCGAATGGTTAGCGCAATCTATCCACTCAACCAAGCCCCATTCTTTAACTTTGAATTGGATCAGGCGTTTGTACCACAGGGTGCCGATCCTACCGAGACTATGTCTCAATTAACTCGCCTTGACCGCAAGGTCATGGAGAAGTTGGCTTCAACCAATCTTCGACAAGAGTTGTTCGTTCTATTCCAACATCTTATTATCGTCGGTGATGCTTTGTTTGAGATCATTGACGACTACGCATTTCGTGTTCACCGCCTAGATCAGTATGTCGTTCAACGATATCCTGATGGGCGCGTCAAGCGAATCATTGTGCGCGAGTGGGTCGACCCTGAGGCACTGCCTGAGGGATGGCCAAAGATGAAGGAAGAACCCTATGAAGAGTATGAAGGAAGTGGTCCAACCGATGACCATCGTCCATTCTATACTGAAATTGAGTGGGACGAAAACCTCAAGAAGTGGGAAGTCGAAAAGGAATACTGTGGAGTTCTCGTTGAT